TAGTAACGCAGACCCAACTTTTGGGGTAGATGCGTATTGTGCAGTAGTAGACATTAAATCACCTTAAATTAGGGCAAAAGAATCTGAAGGGATAAAACCGCCGGGGGGTTGATTACCTCCGGTCGCCATCGTAATAAATGCCTGCGCAGAACCACTAACACCTGACGGCAAAGAAACCCACGTTGTACCGTCAGATGTAAGCACATTGCCCGATGCGCCGGGAGCTACAACTTGAAATGCTGAAGTTCCGTTCCCAAGCAGTACGTTGTTAGCTGTAAACGTAGCCGCTCCCGTACCACCTTGTGGAACCGTAACAGTTGTACCACTTTGTAAGATAGTACCACTAGCATCAGGAATAGTAAGGGTTCTGCTTGCCGTCAGCGTTGTTGGTGTTATTGTCGCGCCGTAACTACTCGTGCCACCAGCACGCCCTTGCAAAATTACCGAATCTTGGGTCGCCGCCGCAATCGCAGTTGCAGTTGTAAATACCCCAGTAGTAAATGTCCCAGCGGCTGGTGTTACTGCCCCAACTGTTCCATTAAGCGGTCCAGATAAACCCGCCGCAGTAAGCGTTGTGCCGTTGAACGTCAGGTTCGGAGAACCCGCCAAATTGCCAGAACTATTAAACTGAACCTGTGTGTTTGAGCCGTTAGCCGCAGCACTTACCCGAACAAAATCGGAACCATTCCAAACTACAAGAGCTTTGTCACTTACAGCAATAGTTACCCCAGTCGTTGGGCCAGCGCCCCGGATAGTGACCGTGTACGTCGCTGACGTATTGATGACAACGTAGGTTTTACTCGCTGCGGGGGCTGTAATAGTTATATTGGCTGACGTAGGGTTACACAGCAGCACCATGTACTGAGATGATGTACTGCTAAGTGTCGCGCCGGTTGTCTTGGTAAGCGTAGTACTAGCCGTGATTGTCTGGGTGCCAGCAATAGACGCATCAAGATAGCTAGTGATGTATTCATTAACTGTATCACCCCAAGTACCCGACAACTCTCCCGTAACGGGGAGGGCAAGCCCTAGAAGCGAGGTATACGCAGTTGCCATTTTAAACCTTTAAACAGTTTCTAGTTCAACCCAACTAGAGTCTTCAGTTGTGGCGGTGTTTGTCCAGCTTGGGGTTTCAGCGGTTGTAACATTTACCCAGCTTGGTGTTTGACCGTCATTTATAACACTCCAGTAAGCATATCCAAAATTGCCCACGTTACCCATCGCGGGGCAACCAGTGATAGCAACAAGGCGGTTCCCGATTGAAACAGATTGTACCGCCCCGGCACCAGAAACGCCAGATAATAGGAACCCAAATATAACATTATCTACCGCGCCAGCCGCCTCAGTGCCCGTCAGATCAACAGTTACATCTATTCCTACATTTCCGACTATACCATCAGCAACATTGCCGGATACAGTCGCAAGCTGCTGTACATCCCCAACCGACCCAGTAGCAGATACTCCTGTTATGGCTACCGGTATTGTGTACTCTACTGTGCCAACACCACCCGAAGCCGTTACACCGGTAAGCGAAAAAGTATGCGGGCCAACCCCAACCGTCTCAACCGATCCCGCAGCAGATACCCCAGATACAGACTGCGTTATATTTGGAGATACCGTTCCGACAGCACCAGCAGCGGGCACACCAGTAATTGAGAAAACGTGAGGGCCAACCCCTATCGTTCCAACGGAACCAGTTGCGACAACTCCGGGTACAGCGTCGCCTTCAGCCTCAGAAACAGTCCCGACCGCCCCAGACGCGGCTACCCCACTAAGCGCAAATGACCGGTCCCCTACTACAACCGAACCAACTGAACCTGTAGCCGATACTCCAGTAGCGAAAGCAGGGGTAGCAAACTGAACATTACCAACCGCGCCAGATGCAGCATTCCCAGTAATAGGTACAGTAACGGTTGGAGCGGCTGTACCGACTAATGCGTTAGCAACAACTCCAGAAGCTTGTAGCGTTGTAGAGGCTGCACCGGGTATTCCCTGTGCTACTACGCCCGTAAGGGCAACAGTTCTGGTAGGCGAGACATTACCAACAAGGCCAGAACCGACTACGCCGGATAGCGCGGCGGTTTTATCGTCCGCAATAGTTCCTGCTAAACCAGAAGCTACGGCCCCACTTAGGGCTACAGATCTTGTGACATCGACTGCGCCAACCGAACCAGAAGCAACCGTTCCGTTTTCAGCTTGTGTGTTTAAAGGCGTTACTGTACTTAAAGAACCAGTAGCTGATACCCCGGTTATTGCAAATTGAACCGAGCCATGTGTAATCGTTCCTACAGATCCAGAAGCAGAAACGCTAGTTAGTGCGACAGACCGATTGAGCGCAGAAGTCCCTGCAAAACCAGCAGCGGTAACCCCGGTTAGTGCAAATTGAAACGCGTCGCGTGTAACTGTTCCTACAGAACCAGAAGCGGAAACACCGCTAATGTCTACTGTTACCGATATACCGGGGGCGCTAACAAGCCCAGACGCGACAACGCTAGTTATGGAGTATTGCTCACCACCCCACGTATTACTACCCCAAGTACCGGCCCCCCAGCCGGTAGGTCCAGTGTCGCCGCTTACATCAAACGCGGTCGGGTCAAACGCGCTTAATTCAAAAGCTGCGGCCATATTTCACACTATGGTTGTTTAGGCCAGTCTATTTTAAACGGGTCAGTCTGAGTGGTGATATCGCGTAATGCCTGACGATATGTTGCCCACGCTGTTTTGTCAACCGGAGAATCCGATAACTGCGTCCAGTCTGAGTCTTTAAGCATCTGGTTACGCTGGCTACGGATTGCATTCCACTGGGTATCAATCCGACTTTGAAGTTCTTCAGCCGTCAGAGGCTCAACATTAACCAAACAGCACATCCCGTCATACAGATGCGGAAGCGCAGACACAAGTTTCTCAGTCTTCCGGTCATGGTCCTTCCACACGGAAATAACGTAGTACCCCTGTTCTGCAATCCAATCTAGAGTAGGCCCACGGTCACCAAACGATGTGTTGGGGAACCACTCTGTGTGGTCCTTGATGATGAGTTCTGAGTTGGCAAGCTGCATGGTTACCTCGTTGGGAACGCGGCTGTTGGCGACGCTGTGATGGTCCGGGCGACGCCTTTGGTGATACGAAGGTCTTGGATGTAGCCGTTAAGTCTTTGGTTTGTGTTATTTGCGTCCGCACCAACGAACATACTAGTTGTTGAAGTAAAATTAGCGGAATTTGTTGTGCTTGCTTCTTGCGTTCCATTTATAAACATACGCAACGTAGTTCCAGACCTCGTAATTGCAACGTAATACCAAGTGCCGTTACTAATAACAGTAGTTGATGTAAGAAGTACTGCGACCCCATATTGTGCAAACTCAAACTTGGATGTGTTTACGTTTATACTTAGAATAATATTGTTTGTACCTTTTGATATGATTGTATCACCATTGCCAGCGCCGCTTGCTGCTGCGGTTCTGTTTACCCAGCATTCAATTGTGAAATCTCCAGTCCCTATATTTAACTGCGGCCCATCAATAGCCGTCAGCCAGTCTCCAGTGCCGTCAAACTTCATGCTTGTCGGCGACCACTTGTATTGCGTGGTTGACGCTTGAGCGTCTCCTACCGTGAGTGCATTGTTCTGCACCGCAGCGTCGTAGATCCCCGCGTTGGTGAAGTTAGTCAGCAGTGAAGTCGCAGAAGAAGCAAAACTTGTATTGACGTTGGTCGTGCTTGAGTAACTTGCCGCGCTTGTAGAACCGGCGGTGGTCAGAGGAGCTAATGTAGGAGGAGTGAATGCGCCGGTATAGACTGCTGCGCCTTTGACAATTCGCAAATTGGAAATATATCCAGTGTAGGGCCATTCCCCGCCAGAGCCGACTGATCCAACCGTTAATGGATTAGCAGAAGCGTAATCTAATCCGGCTGTTAATGCTATTTTAGTACCTGCTACTCCATTAACATATCCAGTATATCCCGTCAAATCTTTAACAACCGCAATATGAGTCCAAGCATTAAGTGGAAATGCTGTAGAATTCAATGTTCTGTCAGCGTACCCGCTGCCAATAATAACTCCAGCTAAAGTCAAAACATTGCCGGGTATTGAGACTCCCCACCCATTTGCTACTGCATTTGTTCTAGCGCACACGATTCCTTGAGCCGCGCTTACTGTGGGATATATCCATGCTTCTATTGTAAATAACGTACTGGAAGAGCTAAAGTCAAATGCTGTTGTGTTTGTATTTTGAAGCTGACTGCTACCATTAAAATACCCACTCCCCCCATACAGCGCAGGAGTATACGAAGCCACAGGTGAGAACGGCTGGAAGGCTTGAGCGCGGGGGGTGCTAACTACAGTTATTGTTTTTGCCGCAACTTGCGTATTGGTATCAATGAATCTATTGCTCTGGCAGGTGAGCAACGTAGTGTTGGTGATTGGCGTTAGGGGAGTCGTGCTTGGCGTAAATGAGGCAGTGTAGACAGCAGATCCAACAACAATCCGAAAGTTGGAAATGTAGCCACCAAAAAACCGAGAGGCGTAAAAACTATAGCCAATCTTTACGGTTGAGGTTGTGGTTATTGTCCCAGATGCGGTTGTCGTGTTTTGCAGTGCCCCATTTATAAACAACCTAAGAGTTGAACCGCTTCGTGTAAGTGCAACGTGATTCCAAGTCCCGTTGTTTAGTCCTGTTGACGATGAAGTAAAAGTTGAAACCGCGCTGCCAATAAAAACAACGATTTGCCCGTTATTAGCCCCGTTATTTATTAATATTGTTCCACCAATACCCCCAACACCTTCGTCCGAATACAAACAGGCGTAAGTTGTGGTTGTGGTCGTGTTAAACCAGCATTCAATTGAAAAATCACCAGCATACGACATTGCCGTTGATGGCGCGGAAATATTGTCTGTACTGCCGTTAAAGTTGTTACTCCAATATCCATTAGGCCAGTACGGAGTCACAGAACCCTGCGTTGGGGTTCCGTTGCGGGTGATGGTGAAGTTATTAGTGCTGGAGTCTAAAAACGTATTGTTTTGCTGGCCGTTTGTGCTAGTCGTTTCTAGCAGTAGTGGAACATACGGGAAGTATGGGTCTGTTGCCCCGCCAACGACAGCCCCATCTGTTTTAGATGCAGCAAACATCAGTAGTTCTGCCCCACAGTAACCCCAAACCAGCTAGTGCCGTTGGAGAAAAACGAGTAAATGTCCCGCTTACTTGCGGTGCTAGTAATTGTTGGTGCCGTCGCTGAAGGCCACACAACCGTTGACCAAGTTACTGTGCGACCTCCAGTAGCGTCCTGAGACAAAATAATAATAAACGACTTACCGGCTACCGCAGTCGGCATGGTAATCGTGGCGTTTCCCGTTAGCGTCAAGTTCTGAACCGTGCCGTTTGCCAAGTCCACAGTAATTGCTGTGCTGGTATTAGCTGAATACAGCGTCTCAACGTAGTTGGTGACCGTTGGGTTAGTCAGAGCCGGTGCGTTGTTAAATACAACCAGCCCAGTGCCGGTGTCGTCAGTCAACGCTGAAAACAGATTGGCGCTTGACGGAGTACCTAAAAACGTAAGCACCCCAGTCCCGGTCGTGACGGTTGCAGGAGCCGCCCCAGCACCACCACCAACTACCAAAGCATTAGATGCAAGCGCAGCCGATGACGCCCAAGTACTACCGCTTGAGAAGTACGGAACACCGCCACTAGTTCCGGCGACCGTCAAAGCCAGCGTTCCAGAACCCGTGATGGGGGAACCGGCAACCGAAACAATACCACCTGTAAATGTTTGTGCTACTGATGAAACAGCACCAGCCTGAACCAAAAGGTTCCAATAAGTTCCGTTAGTCGGAAGATTGCCTAACGAAGCTAGGATACAAATGTAACTTGAACTGTTGTATAGAACAATGTCGTTTACATAGTATTGCGTTGCCCCAGAATATGTACCTTTAGACGCAACTCCAAGCGAATACCCAAGGCTATTCCACGCAGTCGAGCCAGTACCTATTTTGAATCTGCCGGTATCGGTTTCAGCACCCATCTCGCCAACAGCAAGCGTTGGATTGGCCGAGGTCCACTGTGCAGCAGTTCCGTTTCTAAGTTGAATCTGAACGGCCATTACGGCGTACCTCCGTCAATTGCGGTAATCCCGCCAAAGTTGCTTGATGGCGTTCCACCGTCAAGGTTGGGGCTTCCCCCGCCACCTGTGCCCGTTAAAACACCGCCAGAAAGGGTAAGACTTCCGGCCACAGAAATTTCTTCTGCTGCACCCGTACCGGCGGTGGTTCTACCAAGAAGCCGATTTGTCGCTAATTGAAGCGAGTGTTCGGCATTCCAATTCGATGGCTGAACAAGGGTCGCATCTACACCGTCCGTCTTTGGGCTTGCAAAAGCGTGCTTTAACGAGACGGCCATGATTTAAGTGGTAGCCAAACGAATCAGAGCAGTGCTAGTCGTGTTACTTGGCATTGTCAACGTGAACGTACCCGCAGTCACGGTCTGCGACCCAAAGGTATGAACACTAATTGCCTTGTTATTCTGCGTCGAATTATAGACCAGCACAGTATCAAACGCCGTTGAAAGCGTGACAGTGGTGTAAACAATTGAAGCAGAGGGCGTCCAGTAGCCAACACCCGCAGTAGCTGAACTATTAGCAGACGTTGGAGCCGTTGCGTTCGTTATAGTCACACCACCGGCAGTATAGTTTGTACCGGTGACTTCGCCGGTAGCTGTATACGCGGTAGTAGAAGCGTTGATTGTTGCCGAAGCAAGATATAGCGCAGCTTTAAGTGTGTCCGTTGTGGGGGAAGTCAAACTTCCACGGGAAACAATAGTTGACGCCCCAAGCTGATGCTGACCAAGCATCAATTCGCCAAGGAACGATGTGCACATAGACTGAGTATTTGCCATGATTTATCCTATCGAAGCGGCTTCTAGCGCCGTAAATGGAGAAGTTTTTAATGTAACGTGAACAGACCGGTGAACCAACTCATCGTTGAGCCAGTATTCAACCCATGTAGTAGACTCGATATCATTATCCAACAAACCCTCTTTTTTGACCAGAAGAGAGTCGTCCATCTCGCCGTGAATTGTGTTGACTAACATTATACGATCCTGATGATTGCTGATGTGTTTGTCACTGCTGGAAACTGTACAGTGAACGTAGTGGTTGAAGTTTTGTCCGCCCCAAAATCCAGCACACAGATTGCTGGGTTTGTAGCCCCGTCTGCCAGATAAATTAATGCCCCTCGCGCAGTAACCGCAGTAGTCCAGACGGCGTTATTAAATGACCAATACGCAGTCGTGCCGGTAGCACCCACAGTAGGGATCTGACTAATAACAAGGACTTGCCCCCCAGCGGTATACCCCGAGGCAGAAACCTCTCCGGTAGTAGTGTAACTA